GCAAGCAGCTCCTCAGCTGTAGGTGTGGCAGGCTCCGGCTCGTTTGTCAGCATCAGGACGTTGCCCTCGTAGGTCTGCCGGGCGTAGTCACCGCAAACGACGTCCGCGAGTTCAAAATCGCTTTCGTCGCAAAGCGTTATAATTCCCGTAAGTGGCAGCGTCAGCCCCTCGACACCTGAAAAGCGAACGCTGGCAGCGTCTGGGCTGTACCCCGTGCAGGGGTATTTTGTTGTTCCATTCGTAATGTACATTGATTACCTCCTTAATAGGTAACGGTGGTGTAATAATAGGTCATCGTAGAATCGTTGAACTGGGTCGCAGGAGAGCTGCCGTACATATACAGCACATTATCCACGACTTTCATGTAGCAAGCATTTGAGTTAGCATAATACACCCACGAATAAGATGCTGTTAATGTCGGAATATATACCGACATAACATTTTGAACGGCTGGAATAGTGTATCGGTTTCCCGAAGCTGTTACAATCGCGGTGTGTATGTTCAAGAATTTACATCTAGGAGGCAGAGGTATGGTCTTCGGGTTACTTTCGCCTGAGGTGCCCGTACCGGGATAACTTCCCTCAGCAAATTGCGCACCGGCTCCGCCCATATAACATTCACCCACAGAGGCTCACCGCCTCTCTGTTCGCTACATGATGGCCGTGTACGCCCAATCGGACTGAACGTTCGTATTGTAACTCTTCACCTTGAATCCGGTGCTTGTGCTGCAAAAATAAACCCAGCCCCAATATGAAGACGTGACATTTACCAGATGCCAAGCCCCATCTGTCAGAAACTCCGTGGGGATTGCTGCCGACGCTACTGTGCCTTTTGTCATAAGAATTAACAGCCTTGGAACCCCGTCGAGATTTACCGAGACTTCCGTCGAATCCGTCGGAACGGTTATGCTTCCGCTCACAATTCTCAGCGCACCGCTTCCGCCCAAGATGCACTCCGCCATTTAAGCCACCGTCCTTCCGGTGGTTTTGGGCATTGTGCCAAAGGTTACGGAGGAGCGCCCCCCCCGCTTTAGCGCGTTAAAGTTTGTCATATTCATACAATTCACGTCCTATCGTTTGATTTTGATTACACTACATCCCCCAGTAGCAACATAGCCACGGGAGAATTCTCCGGTGATGGTTGTTCCCTCGAGCAGAAAGTTCAAATAGGTAGAACCCACACTGCTCTTTGTTTGAGTCATGACTCCTTTTATAATCTTCGCCGTTGTAAGCGCATTCATGTAAAATCCCACTAGGATATAGTCAAAACTCAAATCGATGCTAAACGTAAATATAGTACTTACGTCATTGACATACACCACAAATTGCGTCATGTCTACTATGCTCTCAAGTATGTCTTTTCCTACTTCACTAATGTACCCCTGGCTCATGACCTCACCGCCTCGTACATAATCGGTATCGCCACCGCCGGCTTCGCGCTCGCGTAGAACGTAATCGTGTCAGCGCTTGTCTGCGGCTTTACGGCGTAGCCCGCAATCAACCCCCATGCCGTGTTGATAAGCGCCGCTGCGGCCGCGTCAGTACCCGTAACGCGGTCGATGTGAGGCGTGTCCGTCGCAAGGATGCCAGCCACCGTCAGCGTGTAGGTATAAGGCGCCGCGGTCCCCGTCCAGCTTGCCGTCGCAAGCGTCGCCGTGCCAGAGATACGCTTTGCCGCTCCTATATCGCCGGGCGTCAACGCGTCCGCTCCGCCCGTCGCGTGGCGGGACTTATGCACAGCTACCATATCAGCAATTGCTTTCATCTGCTCATCAATGATGTCGGCATTTTCATTGAATAAAGTCGGATAAGCTCTCTCTGCTCCATCCGGCTTATTCAGCTCATAGTTCGTGGTTTTTGATACACTCATTTGGCTGCCTCCTATTCCTGTGCTGAGATTTCATCCCAAGTTTTGCCTGCAAGATCGTCCCATGTGCTTTTTTCGACATAATTAAAGTAATTCCATGTGCCGGCAATTGCTGTAATTATGCCGTCGAGCACCGACCGGGCATTTTTGGCCATGTTAAGCATTTTAATAAGCCGAGCCTGCAGCTCGCTCGATAATTCCGTGGTAACAACAAGCTGAAAATGAAACGGATCTCCGCCGTACTCAAACCACTCATAGACCTTGGTTTCGGAAAACACCCCGGAGGCCGCCGATTGGATTGCACCTTTAGTACCCAGATGCCGGTGAACATTCCAGCTGTCTTTAAGCAGCTGTCTCTTCTGGGCTAATGTTGCGTTGTTATCCCACCAGTCTACCTTGAAGTCGTAGGCCATAATTTCAAGCACATCTTCCGGAAGCTCGTCTATTCGCGCATAAATTGCCACCTTATCAATTTCGGCAAAAAGCTTTATGAATTGATTGGTGAATGCCGCTGCAATCGCGAGCATAGTTTTGTCGTTCTTGAGCACCTCCGGCAGAGACGAAATAAAGTCTGCCCCATAGATGCTACTCATTTTCGTAACCTCCGTTTGTAATTGTCTGAGTGCCAAAGGCGGCGACAGCCGTATTCCCTACCGCTGTCTGAACCGGGCTTGTCACTTCAACGCGGTTTATTCCCGAAATACCCATGAGCAAAGATATGAGCTTCGAGGGATTCACCGCCCTCCCCAGCTTCGAGCATTGCCATGCTTTGTATTTTTCAACCGCTACAGCAACAGCCGTTGCAATGTCGGCCTCGCTTAAAGTGGTTCCTGTTGTTATATAGTAGGTCACGTTTATATCGTAAGATACCGTGCTCGGTGCCAGCACAGTGACATAGTCTGTTGCAGGTCTCACTTCATCCGCGGATAAGGCCGCTGTAACCTTCGTAAGCGTTTCTTCGTCCGGGAGAGCCCCATCATCCATGAGCAAATAAACATCGACGTGGCCGGCGCTTGGAACACTCACAGCAACGTCTACGATTTCGCTGCTAACGGATTTTGCAAAATAGATATAGCCGCCGATAGAACCGGCAGTTGAATATGCGTCTGCGCTTTCACGCATACGGGCATAGAATGCGTCGTCCGTTTCTTCATCACTTCCGCCTGTGCTGGTGGTAGTATTTGCGCAGCTGCTGAAATACGGGAACACATCGACAATTTGAGAGATTTGACCGGGAGTAAACCCATTTCCGGCATCTCCGGCCGTTTCGCACTTCGCAGGCACGTCGGCGTATGTACTTCCAATAGCAACGGATACGGCCTGTGTCGTTGCAAACGTCAGCTTTCCGTCAATCGTCGCAATTCTTGTACCCAGAGGTATGAGCTGTGCGCTCTCAAGGGCCTCTGAGATGTTGAATCTTATTGTGGTGGTTGACGCCTGTGCCTCAAGGCGTGTTATGTTCTTGAACAGTTCTGCAAGACTGTCGAGGAAATCTCCATTGGCATATCGCGGTAAGTTTTGCTTTGCAATCTCGTTGATCAGAACCCGCTCCTGAACAATCATATTTGCTCCCCAAAGTATAAGCAGTCGTTCGGGTGTTGCCGGGTATAGCGTCTTGCCTGCCGCAGTTTCATAATCGCTTACCATTTCAGCGAGTATCGTTTCCGCGTCTGCGCTTACAAATTCGATATCAGGGAATATTCTTGAATCACTCATCTATGCTTACCTCCACAACAGGAATTAGCGTTCCGTCCGCTTCGTTTGTGAATGTAACACCGACAACGGATGCACGCGGCTCGCCTTCGGATACAGCAGATATGATTTCCGCTATAATCATTGCCTGCGCAATCGGCATCGGCTTATCTACAAAATTCTGGGACACTCCCAGTCCTCTGTCTATAGGAACGGAATATTTTTTAGTGGCCAGAATAATTGCAACGTTCTGCATTACTTCTTCGACTGTAGTTTCGGGAGATAGATTGATACCTTCCGACAGTGATTTTACAAAGTAGTTCATTTTTCACCCCGTATATGCTTTCAGCGTTACGGTAACATCTGCTTCGATTACATTTCCGGACCCGTCCGTTGTTGTCAGGCCGGTATTTACTCCTGTGATGACCCACTTGTTTTTTCCGTATGCTTTTTTCCCAAGCATAAGCAGCATGGTTTTACCGCTTCGTTTTGCTGTCAGTATTTTTGTAATCTGCTCAATAGGGTCAATACCCAAATGCACCGAAAAGTGCATATCAAAAGAAAACTCCTCGGCGTCATTCCCGACAAACTCAAGTATCGTATCGGATAAGTGCAGATCGTGTTCCGCATAACGCGCGGAGCTCTTCCATTTGATGTTTTTTATCGTGTTGACCTTGTCGGGCGACACGCTGAAAACAATATCCCCAAGACTTCCTATAATCACGGCAATCCTCCTATGATCCATCCGTCCCCGTTAAATATCGGGAGGTAAAGGCAAACAACATACTGGCCGACATAGGGCATCCATGAATTGACGGTCACGGTGTGTCCGTGGGTTTGGGTTTCTGCTCCATAGGTCAATGATGCTTGTGCCAGGCTTACCATTGCTCCCGTCTGCAGAATCGGCAAATCTCCCGATGACAGATTGCCGAGCTTTTCAAAGATGACCCGGGCTGTTTTTTTTAGGGAATTGACCGAACTGACCTTGCCGACCCTGACCATATTTTCAATAGCTCCTGCGTCCATCAATAGCCCTCCAATACCTGCCGGATTTTAATCGTTGTTGTATAAGCCGACCCGACCGTATGCACTGCCTGTTGAATAATATATTTGCCGTCAAACGCTCCCCAGCCGGACAGCTGAACCGTTGAGCCCGAAACAAGGCTTGGGTCCCCCGGAAAGGTGAAGGAGCCTGTTTTCGCAAACTTGTTTTTAAGACGCAGCCGTTTCTCGGCGACTTTAAGTGCCTCCGCAACACTAGATACCTTGGCCGTGTACTCAAGAATCTGCGAGCTGTCGTCGGAATTAGGATCCTTGTAGGTCGCTTCAATGGTCTTTCCTGTCAGAGGGTCAGTATAGCTAACGTGGCAGGAACCGTACTGCGTGTCATTTTGACCGCGTGAAAGGCTGTAGCGTGTGTAGCTGTCGTTTCCCTTTGTTATGGTTCTGACAGGCGATAGGCTCTCATAATTTTTTTCTTCAAATAGGACGATGATGTTTGCCGTTGCTTTTAGCGCGATTCCCGCGTTTTTGCATAGCCGGTCCAGAAAAACCACATCAGCCGCCTCAATCTGTTCCGCTCGATTATAAAAAGGATCATAAGATGACAAAAACATGCATCCCATACCATTTTGCGAGGCAATTTCAGCCGCAATTCTGGATAACGGGTATTTTTCCCATGCTTTGGTTTTTTTCGTTTTGCGTATGCTTGCCTTATAAGGCAGAGACGTTGCTTTGATTGTAATAATCGAGGGTGGGCCGGAGGCGGACGCGCTGTCCAGTTCAAATTCTCCGCTGTCCAGCAGGTCGTCCTTGCCGTCTCCGTTCCAGTTTTCTCTTGCTATAACGGCTTGAATTTTAACGCTTGAAGCACTAGACGTTTTTTCTTCTTCCGTGTCCGCGGTGATATATGCCGCGGACACATACGCTTTCTGGTCATCATAGATAACGGTTGCCCAGCCGTTGATGATTTCTTTGACGCTGATTGCGGTATTATAAGGCAGGGTTACAATTTTGTTATAACCGGCCCCGGGTCCAGTACGCAGCGCAACGCCGCCTTGAGACGCGACCTTATACTTACTGAGCTCCGCGTCTACCGTTACGATGTTCTCGGCAGACGCTTCAATTGCCTCATTCAGCCAGCTCTGCAGCCAGATGTCGTCCTTGTCCTCAAGCTGGAGTTGCAGGTCGTCGGCTTGTCCTTCTGCGTTGTCGGTGTATGTAACCGAAATTAAAAAACGCTTGACGTCTATATTGACATTGTTGAAAAACACCGACACAGAGGCCCGTCTTGCAAGCGTTTTGTCGCTCATCCCTTCACCTGCTTCCAGGGAGGAGCAGCTGTTATAATTTTCGTGCTGATGTCCGGAATAGTGAGCTCAATTCCTGCCGGGAATGTAAAATACTCGATGTACTTTTTATTTGCCGACATCAGCAGATTCGTAAACTTGGTATCGCCGTACATCTTGTAGGAGATAAGGTCCCACATATCCCCCTGGACAGTTTTATAAGTCCCGCTCATTCGTAACTCACTCTCCCTCTGTCAGTTTCGATGTCTTCCAGCATCTCAACAAGCATTTGCCGCAGCTCTTCGTCATGCTGGTTCAGCTGCTTTTTCACTTCTTCTGTCGTTCCGCCCGAAATCTGATAGGTTACTTCGAGCTTGACGTCTCCTGTTCGGGCTGCAGGCTTAGAAAGCGCTGTCTCTGTGGTCTTTACCCCGGAAAGGTAAGACATAAACTGAGGCGAAAGCGCCATAACCTGTAAATACTCATTTGCGGCCGCCGCCATTGCTTTGGTCTCTTCGGCGGTATATACCGTACTGCCGCCTTTACCGACGACGAGTTCAGGGCCTTCCTCTCCGGCAACGAAAACATCGGCGGCGTAAGTAGTACCTTGAGCGTTGTGTTCTATCTCTTCACCGGTTCCGGATATTGTAATGGTGAAAGAAGCTCCAAGTGCGGACTTTATATCGTTGCCGAAATTTTGAACCTTTGTCAGCGCGTCCGGAATTGCAAGGTCAAGGCCGGCAATAAAGGCATCAATGGTATTTATGGCACCTTCTTTTGCGTCTGCAGAGAGATCCAGCTCTCCAACCGTAGCTGCAAAACCGCTCTGCATCTGGCTCATCTTTTCAGAGAAGCCAGTTTCCATTTCAGCTACAGCATCGCTGAAAACTGTCTTTCCTTGTTCTACCTCCGAGAAAGCCGCATTCAGCTCATCAACCTTGCTCTGCCCTGCCTCAACAATTGCCTGCAGATAGGCGGCGCTTTCCGCAGATCCGTCGGACAGCTGCGATAAGAGCTCGCTGTTGAGCCCCATGCTTTGCGCTTTATTTATGTTTTCAGAATAAGTCGCCATATAAGCAACCTGAGACTCAAGCGCGGAAATCATCTCATCGACCGATGTGCCGACACTGATTTTCATGGTATCGAAAAGTCCCATCTGCCCGCTGATGCTGTCATAGGCCTTGCCGTAGGCTTCTTCATATTCTGCAACAAGTTCCGAAACCTTTGAGGTAACGTCTCCCGTGGCTAATGTCAACTGGACCGTCGCGTCGGCGGCGCTGTTGGTGTCTTCTGTATATCCTGTGAGCTCGGACATGAGCTCATTATATTGAGCGATTGAATCGTCATAAGTACTTTGGAGGGTAGACTCAGCTTCTTGTTTCTCTTCGAGTGCTTTTTTAGCCGTCATTACAGCAGCCGCATATGCGAGCTCTTCTTCGTCACCCGGAATTCTGGTGGCCATAGCCTCACGCAAATTTTCTTCTGCAAGCTTTGTCTCTTCTTTTGCGTTGGCCAGCTCTTCTTCCGCTGTCTGTGCAGTAGAGTAAAACTCCTTTAATTTGCTGTAATTCTCTGCTTGTTTTTCCCTAATAATCTCAGCCT